AGAGCATCAGACCAAACAGAAGATATAAAAATAGTTATAGAATTTTAAAACTAGGAATTTGATTTAATGGCTACAAATTTTAATGTAAAACCCTATTATGATGATTATGACTCATCAAAGAATTTTCACAGAGTTTTATTTCGTCCTGCTTATTCAATACAAGCTCGTGAATTAACACAATTACAAACCATATTACAAAATCAAATTACTAAATTTGGTAATCATATTTTTCAAAATGGTTCTATGGTCATACCAGGCGATATTAACTTTGACTTAAAATATGATTACATAAAAGTTAACTCTGCATATAATACATTAGAAGTTGAAACATATAGAACAAGTTTTTTAAATAAAATTATTACTGGTGGAACAACTGGTGTAAAAGCAAAAGTTATTGGTACAGTTGCAGCTACAAGTTCCACATCAACTACATCTGCTGATCCTCTAACTCTTTACATTAAATATGAGGATAGTGGTACAAATAATGAAACACTCACTTTTTCTGCAAGTGAGGTTATTACATCACTAAATGCAGATAATACTACTGTAAAAAATCCAAGTTTAACAGAAGATCAAACAACCGAATTAAATGCGACCATACAATCAACTGATACTCCAGTTGGTACTGGATCTGCTGTACTGGTTCATGCTGGTGTTTATTTTATCAATGGTCACTTTGTTTCCAATACAGAACAAGTTATTCTTTTAGATAAGTATACAAATTTACCCTCTTATCGTATAGGATTTAATGTTGCAGAATCTTTTACTACACCAGAAGAAGATACCAGTTTATTAGATAATGCAACTGGATCATCTAATGTAAATGCACCTGGCGCTCATAGATTTAAAATTGTATTAACACTTGTAAAGAAAGCTATAACTTCAACTGATGACACTAACTTTGTTGAGTTAGGAAGAATTAAAAATGGTAAGATAGAGTCATACAAGAAAAATGCAGACTATTCAGAATTACAACATACACTTGCAAGAAGAACATTTGATGAAAGTGGTAATTATGAAGTCAGACCATTTTTGGCAGAAGTTCGTGAACATCTAAAAGAAGGATCAAATAGAGGTATCTACCCACTTGCAGATGGTGGAAATACAAACAAACTTGTTTTTGCAGTAGAACCAGGCAAGGCTTATGTAGATGGTTACGAAATAGAAACTATGACAACACAGTTTGTCAAAGCAGACAAACCAAGAACCTTTGATCGTGTAGAGGATAGAACAATACAAACACCCATAGGTAACTTTGTTCTTATAACAAATATAAAAGGTTCACCAAACATAAGCACATTTGAAACACTTAATTTGCGTGATCAAACTGTAGGAGATACTAGTAGTAATACAGTTATCGGAACTGCAAGAGTTAGATTTTTTATATTACATGATGGTTCTTATGGTTCAAATCCAACATTTAAACTTGGTCTTTTTGATATCAAAATGAATGATGGAAAAGACTTTGCAAGAGATGTTAAGTCTATAAATGATCATGCTAGTATAGGTGGTTCTGGTAGCGACTTTGAGGCTGATATAAAACCAACATTTGTTGCCATATCTGGTGTTGGTACTGGTACAAATAGTGCTACTGGTGTTAGTGGTTTTCAAGGTTCTGTTTTTACTCAACAATTGAAAGTAAAAGATAGATTAATTGCAAAAATTGCTGGTGTGGAAACTGATGTTGGAAGAATAAGTTCTATTGCCGATAATGATGGTTTAACTTTATCTGCAAATGCTTCATCATCATTTACTGATGCAACTATAGGTAGATTTTCTTCACAAATATTTAGACCAGATCAAAAACTTTTAGTATTTCCTACAAACTTTCGTAGAGTAAGAAAAATTCGTGGGGATACAGTATCTGCTCCAGACAGTGCATTATCAACAAGTTATTCAGTAAGAAGAAAATTTGCGGCTGATGAAGTTACAAGTAATAAAGTAACCTTTTCTACAGGTTCAGCAACAGAACTTTTTAGAAATGGAGCAAATGTAAATGACTTTACATTAGTTGTTACTCAAGTACATTCTAATACTCCCTCTAGTCCTAATCAAGTGGGAGATATTATTAATATAACATCTTCTAATATAGACGTTGCAACCAATTCACAATCAGTAGAAATTTTAAATTTAGCAGCTAATTCTAATGGTGACTTTTTAGAACTCATTGCAACTGTTGATTTAAGTGGTTCTTCTGCTCAAGAAAAAATAAAAACATTAGTTACTGGTGCATCACATCCTGTATCTACACAAGCTGAAGCTCAAAACACAGAAATTAAATTAGGTAAATCAGATGGTTTAAGATTAACATCTGTAAAGATGTCTGCAAATTTTAATGATCCAGCAACATCATCAGATCCAGATATTACAAGTAGATTTACTTTTGATGGTGGACAAAGAGATGCATTTTATGATCTTGCAAGAATAAATCTTAAGCCTGGTCAACCAGCTCCAACTGGAAGATTACTTATTACTTTTGATCACTTTACTCATAGTGCTGGTGATTACTTTTCTGTAGACTCTTATTCAAGTTTAGATTATGAAGATATACCATCATATACATCTACACAAGGAAAAGGAAGAAGATTAGAATTAAGAAACTGTTTAGATTTTAGACCAACAATAGATAATACTGGTAATGATTTTACTAGTGCTGGTTCATCTGCTTCAGAGTTACCTAAGTTTGGAACAAATGCAGAAGCAGACTTTTCATATTATCTAGGAAGAAGGGATTTAGTTTTTGTAGATAGATTAGGTAAGTTTGATGTTCTACAGGGTGTGCCATCTACTAATCCAGAAAAACCACAAGAACCAGAAAATGGTATGGTTTTATTTGAGGTTTCCTATGAACCATATGTAGTAAACTTAAAAGAAGTCACTCACAAAAAATTAGATAATCGTAGATATACTATGAGAGATATTGGTAAATTAAGTAAAAGAATATCTAATTTAGAATATTATACATCTCTTAATCTTTTAGAAAAAGAAACAGCTGATCTTGCAGTTAAAGATGCAGATGGACTTGATAGATTAAAAAATGGATTTATCGTAGATAACTTTTCTGGTCACATAGTAGGTGACTTTATGAATCCAGATTATAAAAATTCTATAGACATGAAGAAAAGAGAATTAAGGTCTAAAGGATTTAGTGACAATGTTGGTTTAATAGAATCAGTTACTACTAACGCAGCTCGAACATCTTCAAATTATAAAGTACATGATGATGGTATTATAACATTACCTTATAATGAGGTATCTTATATAGAACAACCATATGCATCAGATAGTTTTGATGTAAATCCATATAAGGTTGCACCATTTAATGGTCATGTTGTTCTTGTGCCATATTCTGATGATTGGAATGATGTAACAAGAAGGCCTGATATTGTTGTAAATGATGATAGTAATTTTGATGCGATTAAAGAAATTGCAGATGAAACAGGTGTTACTGGTGTTGTATGGGAAAGTTGGCAAGATAATTGGTATGGTTCTCCAGTTTCCACTGGAACTGAAACTTTAGGATCTTTTCAATCTTCTTCAACTGCTGATGTAACTGGTGGAACATTAACTACTACTACAGAAACAACTCAAACAAGAGAAGTATTTTCACAAACTGTAGGACAAGTTCGTTCTGGTATAGAAACAACATTAACATCTACAGTTGAAAGTCATAATATGGGGGATAGAATTGTAGGTATTTCAATGATACCTTATATGCGTTCTAGACCAGTAAGTATTTCAATTCAAAATATGAAACCTAATGCAAGGTTGTATGGTTTCTTTGATAATGAAGATGTTACTGAATTTATTAAACAAGCAGATACATTTAGTTTAACAGGAACAAATATTGAGTTAAGTCCAAATCAACTAGAAACGCCTGGTGCAGCTGCAGCTACTGACTCTGGAAGAATTTGGGATGGTGACACTGATGCAGTGCAGGCGTTTGGTTATGGTGATATTATTAGAAACTCTACACATACTGCAACATCCATTACTAATATTACCTTTACTGGTTCTACTGCTACAAGTGCAAATGTTACATTAAGTAGTGTAGCTGGTATTTCGCCTGGACATCATGTTCAACTTAGCTCGGTTACTAGTTCTACAAATTTAAATTTCTCAGTATCAAGAAAAAATAATTATGTTGTTACCGCTGTGTCTGGAAGTATAATTACTATCACAAATATTGGTGGTGGTAGTATGAATATAAATGGTTCTAGTGGTGGTCAAAATGGAATTTGTCAAAGACTTCAAGCATCTGGTCATGTCGCAACTCAAGGGCCAGGAACGTCATCTGCAAGAGATGTTTTCATAACAAATATTCTTGGTGGATTTGCGCCAGGTGAAATTGTTAATGGAACTATTGCAAAAATTTCTGATGGCACAGTTAATACTACAATGACAATTTCATCAATTAATGGTGCAGCTGCAGGCACTGCTCCTACAATGAAAACAAATTCAAGTAGTATGATTACTAATGAAAATGGTCAATTCTGTGGTGTTTTCTATATTCCAAACACAGAAGCTGTAAGATTTAGAACTGGTGAACGTGTACTAAGGTTAATTGATAATCTTAATAATAAAGTTGAAATAGGTCTTTATTCAACAAAGGGTGAAAAAACATACTATGCAACTGGTATTGCAGAAGAGAGAGAACAAACTATTCTTAATATCAGAAAAGCACAATTCCAAAGAGATTATAAAGAAGAAGAACAAACAGTTAACAGAACAACTTTAGGTGCAGTTCAAACAAGTACCAGAACAATTGCATCACAGTTTGTTGCTGATCCACCACCACCGCCACCGCCTCCTCCACAACTTCATGATCCTCTTGCACAAACTTTCTTAAATGAAGGTGAAGAAGGTGCGTTTATAACAAGTGTGGATTTATGGTTTAGTTATGTTGGAACAAGACCAGTAACAGTTCAAATATGTGATGTTATAGATGGTGGATTTCCATCTAATAAATTTATGACAGAAGTAACATTAGAACCAGATCAAATTAATGTTTCAGTTGATGCATCAGTTCCAACTCGATTTACTTTTCCATCACCTGTATACTTAAAAGATGATTTGTATTATGCAATTTTGATAAAGGTTGATGAGCCTGGAACAAGAGTTTTCTTTGCTGAGTTGGGTGAAGATAATTTAACTGATAATAGAACAATATCTACTAATCCAAATACTGGTACATTATTCTTGTCACAGAATGGTCAAGCATGGACACCACACCAGACTCGTGATGTTAAGTTTACTTTATATCGTGCTGATTTTGCAACATCAGCTGCTGGAACTCCAACTTTTATTAACACCACAGTACCAGCAGATACTTTAGAAGAAAATCCATTTCAAACTAATACTGGAACAGATAAGGTTAGAGTTCATCATAAAAATCATGGAATGAAAGCAGGAGATAAAGTTAAAATATCAAATGTTGCTGATGGGTTTTATGGTGCAGACTCAACAAGTAATGGTATACTCGCTGATGGATTAAATACGACACATGATATTACAAGTGCAGATGTTGATAGTTATGTAATTACCATACAAACTCCAAACACTAATATTAATGGTGGAAATTCAATATTAAAACCAACTTTTAGTGGGGGTACTGGTGTTACTGCAACAAGAAATCTTGCGGCTGATATCGTTCAACTTGCAGTATCAGAAATAAAAGTGCCAGGCACAAATATTACATATACATGGGCTGGTATGGATACAGGATATAATAAACAGATTGCAAGAGCAATAACAGAAAATAGAAGTTATTATCCACCAAATAGACAGATTGTTGCATCAGAGGTAAATCAAGATGCTCAACTGGGTGGTGGTAGAACTGGTAATGCAAGTGCAAGTGCTGGAACATCTGCAAATGTTACTGCAACAATGACTTCAACAAGTTCGTTTTTGACACCAGTATTAGATGCAGAAAGATTTTCTTTGTGTCTAACATCAAATAAAATTTCTAATTATACAAGGTCAACATTTAATGATACTGACTTAGATGATAGAGCTTTAGGTGCATCAACTGATATTAGTATGGATACTGCTGGTAAAATATCTGCTGGTTCATCTGGTACTATTAGAGATGAAATTAAAACTTTGGACATAGGTAAGGAAATAACCATATCTGGTGGTAATAATAATAACTTAACTTTTACTGTTACTAGTGTTGCAGATGATGGTTCTTCATTTAATGTTTCGCCTGCTACTGCTTCACAAAACACTGGTACATCTATTACTATTACTCAACACGAAAGATATCTTGATGGTATTGCACCAACTGGAACATCAAACGCATCTAACTATATGACAAAAAGATTTAGTTTGGCAAATCCATCAACTGCATTAAAAGTATTATTTGATGCAAATAGACCAAGCCCATCAACAATTAATGTATATTATAAGATTGTTGAAGAAGGTGATACAAGAGATTTTGATAAGATACCTTATAGACTTGCAACTATAGATAGTGGAGATTCACCAGATGATAATGAAAATTCATTTAAAGAAAGAGAATATACAATTAATGATTTAAACTCTTTTTCATCTGCATCTGTTAAAATAGAAATGAAATCAACAAATACAGTACAAGTACCAAGAATTAAAAACCTAAGAATATTAGCATTGGCAGTATAAAATGGATAGAATAAAAGTAGAAGGATATAAAGAACTTGTAAGAGAAACATCTAGTGGTGCAATTATTAATACAAGTCGTTCTTCATATCATTCATATATGGAAACTATTAAGAAGAAGAAAATGGAAAAAGATCAATTGAGAGATGCAGTAAGAGAAATTAATACATTAAAAAGTGAAATGCATGAAATTAAATCTCTCATACTAAAATTAGTGGATAAAGAATAATGGCAAATCGTAACGCACCAGCATCATTTACATTTGAACAATGGAGAGTAGAGTTTAATGAACTTGGAGCGGATGTAGGAGATATTAATAATCTTCCTGCAGCTCTTGGTACAGATGTTATAGGAGCATTGACAACTCTTAATTCTGGAATTAATGTTTCTGATGGAACAACTACACAAGCACTTCAGCCTGGAAATACTTTAACAGTAAATGGAACTGCAAATGAAATAGAAGCAACTGTTTCTGCAACTGATACTTTAACAATAGGACTTCCCAATAATGTTACGATAAGTGGTGATTTAACAGTAAATGGAAACCTAAGTGGTGCTTCAATCGCAGATCAGGGGTTTGCAATTGCAATGTCTATTGCACTTAGTTAGTGAATATAAATAGGATAAAAGGAACAGAAAACAATGGCAAATAATTTTAAAAATGCTTTTGCAACAAATGTAAGTATGAATAGTGCATCACCTACTGATGTGTACCAATCAGCTACAGGTGGTAGTGGTGTTAATTCTATTTTAATAGAACTTGACATTGCTAATACAGGTAATAGTGCAGTTAGTGTTACAGTTCTCATAAGAGATAATTCAGCGGCAACTTCATATCATGTTATAAAAGGCGCACCAGTACCAGTAGGATCAACATTGAAAGTTGTTTCTGGACAAAAGATAGTTTTAAATGCAGATGATAAAGTACAAGTTTATGCAACAGCTAGTACAGTAGATGTAGTTGCATCAATTCTAGAGGGTGTTACATAATGTCAGATAGTTACATTGGAGTTCCATTTGTAAATAGAGTTTCACCAAACTTTTTAAAAGAAGATTTTAATGGATCAAATCTTTCTACAATAAATGGTCACGCAAACTCTTATGAACTAAGTGCTGAAGTTCCTGGCGCTAATGCAGAAAATCTTATGGTTGTAATAGATAACGTAATTCAACAACCAGATGTTGCATATATCATTAGAGAAAATTCTTCCAATCAACCAAAGATATTAAACTTTCAAGGTACTCTTCCATCTACTGCATCAATTTATGTTGTTCATAGAGGAATAGGTGGATTCTCAATGAAACCACCAACTGGTTCTGTAGGTGCAGATGAACTTGCAACAAATTTAACATCTTTCACTACAGATACATTTACAGGTAATAATTCAACAACTGCATATACTCTTTCAGAAACACCACCCAATGCAAATTCACTTTTAGTTTTTGTAGATGGAATTTTACAAAAAGTAACAACAAACTTTACTCTTTCTGGAAATACATTAACATTTACTGGAGCTCCAGATACTGGTGCAGAAATAGAAATTAAACATCTTGCAGTTCGTTCAATTATTCGTAGAGCACCAGATTTTCAACTAGATACATTTACTGGAGATGGAAGTGATACAACTTTTACATTAACAAATTCTGGAGTTCCTACAAACAGTGCATTTGTTTTTGTAAATGGAAGTGCAATGAAACCAACTACAGATTATACAATTAATGGTAATGTATTAACCTTTACTTCTGCACCAGCTAATAGTGCAGTAATATTAGTAAGATATCAAATATAGTGAGGTAGAATTTAATGTCATATATCGGAACACAACCTTCCTATGGTGCATTTGAAAAACAGTTTTATACTGGTAATGGAACTAATACTGTATATAATTTAGACCATGTAGTAAATACTGCTAGTTCACTATTAGTAAGTGTAAATGGTGTTATACTAGAACCAGATGTGGGTTATACAGTAAATGCTGTCGGTGGATCTTCTAATATTACTTTTACAACTGCGCCAGGAAATGGTCACAGAATTTTTATTGTTTATATGGGTAAACAACTTTTGAGTTCTCCAGAAATAACTCCTCATATAGATGAGTTTAATGGTAATGGATCTACTTCTGTTTTTACCTTAACTAAAACATCAATAGGAACACCAAATGGAAGTAGATTTTTAGTATTTGTAGATAATGTATATCAAAGATATGGGCCTCAATATGCATATACAGTAACTGGAAATGTAATTACATTTACAAGTGCTCCACCAACTGGAACAAATAATATTCAAGTATTACAACTTGATGTTGCTATGACAAATGTAATAAATACAGTTGCAGATGGATCAATCACATCAGTAAAAATTGCTGATGGAACTGTTACAAAAACAGACCTTGCATTTGATCCAGATGATGAAGCTGCAGCTTTAGCGATAGCATTAGGATAAAATAGGAAAATAAAATGGCAAACACATTTAAAAATGCAATAAAATCAAATGTAACTACTACAGGTAGTAATTATGATACTTTATATACTGCACCAAGTAGTTCTGGTAATACTGCTATTATTCTTGGTCTTGCTCTTGCAAACAAAACAACATCTGCTGTTACAGTAAAAGTACAAATAACAGATACATCTGCTTCTAATGCTACTATACAACTTTTAGAGGATGTAAGTATTCCAGCAAATACTACATTAGAAGTTTTAGGTGGACAAAAATATGTATTGGAAGCAGGAGATATATTAAAGGTAAGAGCTGGAACTGGAACTGCTATAGACGCATTTTTAGGAGTAATGGAGAGGACATAATAAATGCCTATTTCAAAAATTAATACGTTTGGTATTGCTGATAACGCAGTTATATCATCAAAGATTGCACAGGATATTGTACTTGCAGAGGATATTGCTAACAATGCAGTTACAGTAAATGAACTTGCAAATAATGCTGTAACTACAGATAAAATACTAGATGGAACAATTATAACAACTGACCTTGCAGATGATGCTGTAACTACAGTTAAAATACTAGATGGAAATGTAACTACCGCTAAAATTAATGATGGTGCAATTACTACTGCAAAACTTGATTCTAACGCTGTAACATTAGGAACTCATACTACTGGTAACTATATGTCAAATGTTACTGCTGGTACTGGTATTAGTATTACACATACACAAGGAGAAGGATCGAGTGCAGCTATAGCTATAGATCATTCCGCTGGTTTTCTTGTAGCTAATGATACTGTAAGAATGGGAACTCATACTATAGGACAGTTTACACAAGAAGTTAATACAGTTTCATACACTGCTGGATCACAATATCATCCTATTGCTATAGGAACATCTACACAATTTAGTGGTGATGCTTATAATTATACTTTATCTTTAGATATGTCAAATGATTTTTCTTTTTTATCACAAGTAAAGGCACAATCGTATGTTGATGTTCATACGCCTGTAATGAATTTTCCTCCTGGCTCAAATGATTATTATTGTAATGTAGATGTTGCTAATAGTTTCAAAGCTACACTAACACAAAATTCTGATATATTATTTCAAAGCTACACTACCTCTGCAACTGAAACTATGATATGGACACTAACAATACAACAAGGTTCTGGGCCTTATACAGTAACTTATCCAACTAATGTTCATTGGCCCAGTGGAATAAAACCAACTCTTTCAACTGCAAATGGAGCTATAGATCAATTTGTCTTTATGAAAACAGGCGGTTCTTCCAATATATATGGATTTACTGTAGGTCAAGACATAAAAGCACCAGCGTCACCATAGGAGTAGTTCTATGAGTATGATGATGAAATTAATAAATGCGGCTGCTGGTCAAAGTGTTGGTGATGAAATCTATTTTGTTAATATGACTACCAATACTCTTCGATTAGCAAAAATAGATTTTGATGCTGGTACTCTTACTTATGGGCCAAACAATCAAGGAACTTATGGAGATCCAGATACTGGCGGTAATAATGCTCAACCAGATACTTTTGGTCATTATTCATATAGTAGTAATAGTAATGGTAGTAGTATTGTAGGAGATGATGGGTATTTATATTCTATTGCCCGAACTGATTTAGATAATCAATATCCTGATGCCAAAGGTGGTACTGCAATTATAATGAGGTGGAATTTAAGAACTTTAACACCAGATCCAGGCTTTTTTTATAATGTTTTGTACAGAAATGATAGTAGTGCAATTCAACATCCACAAACTGCTTTTTATCATGCACCCTCAAAAACAATAACAGTTATAGGTTGGGTTGAACTTCCTGGCACTCATGCTGTTGCACATACTTTTAAAGTTGATCCATGGCCATCAACTGCAATAGATGCTATGGGTAGTGGTAGATATCATAGTACGTTAAATCCAAATGGTAGACATATGGGTACTTTTTTGCGACCAGAGTCTAATCAAGGGCAGACCTACGCATTAAGTAACAGTTCCACTAACAGTTATGAGCGTTTTCAAGTATTTAGTAATGGAAAAGATCAGATAGGAGTAACTACAGAGTATGGTTCTATTCAATCTAGTTCTAATCCTATGTCATTTAAAAGAGCTTATACTCATCCATCAGGACTTAACTATAATGTTTCTTATTCTCCAGAAGTTTATAATGTAGGAAGTGGCAATTTTGGATTTGAAGGTACATCACCAGAAAATCCATTTTTAGAAATGACAGGAACACCTATACCTGGCTATGGTTATCAGTCTGGAAAGTCATGGAAAAGACATAATAATAATGGTTCTACAAATCATGGTTTAGTTAATGTTTGGTATAGACCAGGCAGAGATAATGCTGGAATACACAAAACGCCAGGAGTATATTACATACAGAATGCTGATGGGGGTTTTTATACACTCACAGAGGGTTCAACTAAACCAGAATCCTATGATGATTTAGGTGATCCATCAAGTTATAGTCGTAATTATAAATATACATTACTTGATAATGGTCTTTTAGTAAGACCTTATAGTAGTGGTCAAAATCCTTCTAATGGGTATACAGAACATGGTATTAAGATTGCAGATATAGATAACAGAGTACGAGGAGTTGTACCAGGCGGATATACTGTTCATGGTGACTATTATGACCAATCATTTCAACATACACCTAGTGATCCTCAATCTGAATATATTCCACTATCCAAAAATCCAAATAATAAATACTTTGAAAAAATTGTTCAAACTAAAAGTGGAAGAATTTTTGGTGTTCTTTATTATGAAACTGCATCAGAACTGCCTCCAAATGGTGGAACTAGAGTAATTGAAATTTTCATAAGTGATCCAGATCCAAATAACTTTGGTAGAAGATCAGTTTCTTATGGTGACAGTAAGATATTTACAACTAATATGGCAGCTTCTGGTTCTCAAGCTCAGACTTTAGTTGGAAATATGCCAACAGCAAAAATTTCTACTGCTAATGCTACAGCTGCAGTAAAAACTAGATTTAGTGATGTTGGTACTGCATTTATTCAAGACACACCAACTGATGCAATTTATATAAGAGAAAATACACACCTGTATGCAATTAATCCAAATACGAGATCAAATATAACATCATACGATTTTGCAAATCAAGGAATTAGTGGTTTAACAAATGCAACAAATATTGATCCATCTACAGACTCTACAGGTCATGCTCGCCCATCTTGGGGTAGTGAACAAGGACGATCTCCAACTGGTAGATTTGTAGAGGGAGAACACGCAACTTCAGATTTTGAGTCAAGTAGTAATAGTGGAATGGGTGACGTAGAGGGAAATACCACTTACGATTTAATATATGGAGATGATACCAGACTTTATATGGCAATAAAAATGGATGTTGAACACTATCCTACTAGTTCATATGGTGGACAATATGGTTATCAAGATATAGAAGGAACTCATTGCCTTGTAAGATTTCACACTGGAAAAGATGGAACTACCATAGTATGTGGAGAAAGAGGCCCACATCCAAATGAATATGATAATCTTAGGTATCATCCAAATGGTACTAATGCTGCAGCTTCTACATATGCAAATCGTCTTGCATATGGACAAAGAGAATACTATTACTTTGGACTTTTAAATAATCATAATATGACCTCTATGAATAATCATGGCCCTAGAGGGGGTGATCTACAAGGTGGACTTGGTGGAATGTTTAGTGGTATAAATTTAATGTATGATAATAAAAGAAATAATGTATGGGTTGTTGGAAGAAGAGATCATCTAAATTGTAATAATCCAGATGGAAGAGTTAATTATTCAAAAATGATAGCAGTTCCAGTTGGAACTATTGGCCCAGATTTATACAATCCAAAATATCAAGGATGGCCAGGCACTCAGGGCTATGTTAATAATGAACCAGTTTTAGCAAATTTGAATATACAAGGCCCTGTATATGGACAAATAGGTTGGATTGGTAGTAGTCAGGCATCTGAACAATTTAATGATGATGGTGGTTTATCAAATTCTGGTAGAAGGTGGATGAATAGTGCGAATTATGCTAATAGTGATACACCAAATGGTTTTGAAATGAGAGGAGTTATATCTGGACAAGCAATAAATGTTACAATAAATGGAAGAACTGATAGTTACAATGATGAACATGATCCAACAACAAAAAATAAAGGTTCTCAAGTATATTTTTCTGGAATGACTAATGATCCAAGACCATATAATACTGGTTCACAAACATATCCCCCATCAATTCAAAGAGCAGGCACTTCTCATGTATCACCATTAGGAGAAAATAGAATTGGTGCAGTTCCATTTAAATTTCATAGTAATGGAGTGAATAATGAGTTACGTCATGAGCCAGGATATGGATACTCTAATAGAAATCACAATCCAGCTCAAAACACTACACTTACTACTCAAAACCAACACTTATATCATGCTCGAATAAAACTGAAAACCAATCAAACAACATCAGTAACAGCTGATAATAATGAGGAAGGTATTAGATGCGTTTGGTATTATAAAGGTGCATTTCATGGTGTAACAACATACAATGAAGGAACTTATGTTTATATGCCTGAACCAGAACATGGATATAATAATGATATAAATGGTAGTGGTCAAGGTAATACTGCATCACCAAATGATAATATAAACACTATAACTCATTATGTAAGTCAATGTGAGTCTGGACAAAATAGTTACAATAGTGTTATTGGTGGACAAAATACAAAAATAGGAACAGCAGAAGGTTGTAAAAACGCAGATTGGGCTGCGTGTCTTGCTCCAGGCGGAATACTCTGTATACCAAAACAAGATAGTGGATATAATAATGCTGGATTTCTTACAATTAATTTAGGAACAAGACAAATAATAAACACAAATGGTAATCCACCACCATTATTAGGTGGAGAACCTTTTGTTGCACCATCTAGTTTAAATCCAAATGGTAGACAAATAAAACAAATGGTTGTAACTTCTACTGGAAAGATATGGGCTATACTGGACTATGAAAATCCAAGTGCATCAACTCTTCAGTTTAGAATTTTACAAGTTGTTTTTAATTCAAATTATTCAAGTGTTACTTGGAGTGGTGGTCTTTACACTTCACAAGCAAGTAATGCAAATTCTGGTCATGTAAAATTTTATAGAACTGTCTGTGGAAATATGCCTCAATCCAAAATGGAATGGGATGCAATATAAATAGAATAGATTAGGAGAAATTATTAATGTCAGAATATTATAATGAAAAGACTAAAAAGGTAGGAAGTTGGTCAGACATTGTGTCTGCAAATCCGAATACAAGTTTTCCACCAACTCCATCAGAAGATATTGCAAAAAACTTTGGTTGGGAAATATTACATAATGGAGAAATTCCTGCTATTACTTCAGATCTAAAAATTCTAGTACAAGATGGAATAGAAAAAAATGATCAAAACCAATGGGTAAAAAAATGGTTAGTTGCAGACAGACATAAAGCATATAAAGATGGTGATGGAAAAACAGTAACAAAAAAATCTCAAGATGATGCTTGGAATAAATCAAAATCTGATGCAATTGCATCTCACCATAGAGATAGAAGAAATCAAATGTTAGAACAAACTGATCATTATGGTTTATCTGATGTAACCATGAGTGCAAAAGTAAAAAAATATAGACAAGATTTGAGAGATTTACCGAAACATAAAAATTGGCCTGATTTAGAAGAATCAGATTGGCCTACTCTTTCATAGGAAATTAAGATGCCTTATTTAGGAAAACAACCAGTAAATGTGATAAGAAACAACGCAGTATCCACAGATACAATTATAGATGATGCTGTCACTAATGCAAAGGTAGCACCTAGTGCAATTAATACTGCTGAACTTGCAGATAACGCCGTGCAAACTGCAAAGATAAATGCTAATGCAGTTACTGATGCAAAACTTAATGATAATGCAGTTACTACAAATAAGATAGTTGACCTTAATGTTACACAAGGAAAACTTGCGGCTGAAGCAGTAAGTGAAGCAAAATTACACGCTGGTAATGCACCAACAAACGATTATGTTTTAACAGCTGCATCTGGTCAGCCTGGTGGATTAATTTGGTCATCGCCTGGAAGTATTGCTAATTTTACAACTGTCACTGCTGGTGCAGTAAGTAATGCTTTAACCTATGATGTTACAGTACAAAAAGATAAACTTTATCTTATAGAA